GGGTGATCCCTTCGTCGAGGATCTTCTGCGGAGTGATTCGTACGTCGCCCATGGTCTATCTCCTCTTGCCTTTTGTTTCGTCCGGTCCGAGCCGGCGTGACTTGTCCGGCGGCGGCGGCGCCTGCTTGATTCGCCCGTTGGGCCCAGGCTCGGCCCCGTGGCCTTTGTCGTCCGCCGCCGGTACAAGCGTCTTCATCTCCTGTCCAGCCTACTTGTTGATGTACGCGCACACCACGTTGAGCAGGAACCCCGCGCTTGTGGCGTTGTCGGCCTCGAAGTACCAGGGCTCACCGAAGTACGGGTGTACGAGCACGATGTCCCCGTCCCCGTAGACCGTGGTCACGGAGGCCGGGAAGGACAGCCGCTGGTAGGCCAGGTCGCCCACCACGCCCAGGATGAGAACCTTGCCGCCGGCCGCGATGGCCGTTCCGCCCGCGCCCGCGTCCACGCCCGTGATGTTGTTCGTGCAAGTGATCGTGGAGCCAGCCAAAGAGGCGACGGTGTCCCACTCCCACGTGCCGTCCGTGAGTTGGAACGCGATGATGTCGTCGGCCGCCGCGGCTGCGTTGCCGGGCGACTTCGGCGCGACCGTGCAGATGATGTCCTTCTGCCCGGAGAGCGTCGCGCCTGCGGCGGTGTTGCGGGAGCTGCCGGCGGTGGTGTGGTCCTTCGCGAAGAGGAAGCTCCCCGTCTGCGCGTTGGCCCCACAGAGGAAGCTCAGGTCGATCAGGGCCAGCCGCTCGCCGTCCCTGCCGTCGAAGGTCTCGGTGATCTTGGTGGCCGCGGTTTCCGTGTGGTAGTCCTTGGTCTCAAACCCGTAAACGTATGCTGGAATGCCCATCTCGTATCTCCTGTCATTCCGTGGGGGGCCGTCAGCCGGCCCCCGCCGCTACCGGGGCAGAACGCCCCCGGCTACGCTTAGAGCCCGCTCACCAGGCAGAACGCCACCGGGCGAGTCACGGTCAGGGCCACGCGAGTGCTTGCCCGGATCATGTTCTTGAAGTACGCGAAGTCCGTGCTGTGGGTGTCCGTGATCTCGATGAGGATTCCACGCTTCTCCCAGAGCTTGCACCACGTATCGAAGGCGCCCGTCAGGGCGTAGCCCTCGGTGATCGCGGTGGACTGTACGACCGGCACGCCCCAGACCTGCTCAAGGCCGCGGTCGGTCGGGTTGCCCATCTTGTAGAGCCCGTCGTCCGTCTTCAGAAGCCGGATCTCCGCCCAGTCGTTCGGGTGCATGACGATGACGTTCGGCGTGCTGCGTCCGGTGACACGCACGTTCTTGAGCGCGTTGTACAGGGTGTCGAGCTTCTCGCCCGCGTGCACCATGGTCTGCACGGCCGCATGCGCCGTGGTGTTGATACCGCCGAGGTACGGCGCCACGCCGGTACCGTTGATGATCTGACTGTCCATCCGCTCACGCAGCATCGAGGCCAGCTCGAGGTTGATGACGGAGGCGAGCTGGTCCACGTCCTCCAGGGCCTGCGAGGTCACGGGGAGCGACACTCCGACGAGCTGTACGGTCGCGCTCCGCTCGGTCCACGCAAGGGTTGCGTCGACGAGAACGCCAGTCGATTCCGTGAGCTCGACAGCCGTGTTGGTCCTGGTCGTCTCTTCCATGTAAACGACCGCGGGTTGGTTCGTCGGCCCCACAGGCACGATGTCCAGGATGTTCGGCTCGCGGCGCACGTAGGGGACCATGATCCCGGTCCGCAGGGACTCCGGCACGTAGCCGGTTGTGGTCAGCACTGTCTTGAGGGGGATGCCGATTTCGGCGGTCCCGGACCTGCCCTGCCCGCTCCCGCGGAATGCCTTGTAGGTCGCGCTCTCGACGAACGCTTTCCCGAGATCGGTCGGCGCGTCCTTCGCCTCGGGGAACTTCTGCCGGTCCTCGGGCACCTTGATATTCTTCTCCCGGACATCCGCCTCGTCTCCGGCCGCCTCCATCTTTACGATGCCGTCGACCTCGGCCTCGAGGGCTTTGAGCTCGGCGTTCATCTTGACGATCTCGTTCGTCTTCGCGGCGTCGTCGCCGGTGAGGCTCTTGATCTTCGAGACGTCGCGGTCCGAGCCGGCCTCCTCGAAGACCTTCATGAGCTTCTTGTGCTTCGCGTCGCACTCCTGGCGCTTCTCCACCAGGCGCTTACTGTCTGCCATGTGCTATCTCCTTCCTGTTGCGGTCATTTCCTGGAACCGGAGGAACTCCCTCGTCAGCACGTCGTGCTTTGCCCGGACGTCGTCGATCACGCGAGCGACCTCCTGGAGCGCGACGGCAACTGCGGCGGAACGCTTGAGCGTCTCGCGCGAGGGGTGCCGGTTCTGCTCTTCGCGCATCTCTGCCACGGACTTGACCCTCTCTGCCACCTCGGTTGCCTGTGCAAGCAGCCATTCGACGTGGTCGATGAGCTTCATGTCCTTCGGCTTCTGCGCCTCGCCCTTCACATCCAGCGTTCTCGTGTCCACCCCGGCGCCCAAGAGCACCGGAGAGACCTCGGGGACGCGAACCTTCTTGATTGCCCGGTATGCCTGCCCGTTGTCGGTCCTCGTCTCGGACTCGATCTCGGGGAGGGCGAAGCTCCACTCCTGGAGGTCGCCCATGGCCTTGACGGTCTCGTAGGTCTCGCGACCGGCGTTGGTCGTGAGGAAGAACTGGCCCTCAAAGATCGCGTCGGCCCCGCTCTCGTAGATGCGGCCTTTGCCCACCGGGAGCTCGCCGTACCAGGAGCGGTGCCCGTAGGCGGACATCCTGACCTTCTGCTCGCCGATTGCGCCTGCGAGGATCATGTCCCCGTCGTGGTCGATCACCCCGAGGGTAGCGAACACGGCCTTGACAGCGCCCTTCTCCCCGTACTCTGCATCCTTGAGCTGCACAACCTTGCGGATTTGTTCTGCCATATCACACCCCCCGGAGATCGCGAATGGGAAACGTCAGCACGTCCCGAAGCGGGAGATCCGTGCCCTCAGTCGAGTCGTACACGGCCTCCACGAGAATCCTGCGAACCGGCCCGTCGCTGTAGGCCATGTCGTCTTCGCCGAGAAGCAAATCGACGCTCGTGGCCGGCGTTGCCACAACGACAGCGGAACGAGAGTTGACCACGGTCCCGGCGCCGTTGGTCATCGTCCAGACAATTGATGTCGGGACAACGGAATCCCCCGCTATGTCGTAGAACGACACCGTCACAACGCGCGTGTTCTGGTCGATCCCGGCCTTGAGCGATATGGGCATGTTTACCTCGCTCCCATCGCGGCATCGCGCGCCACTGCCGCGAGTCCAGCGTCCGCCGCTACGGCACGCATCCCGGCATCCCGTGCGCGCGCAGCCATGGTCATGAGGCCGTCCACGAGCGCCGCCGCCGAGGGCAGAGCCGCGAGGATCCCCGAATAGACCCATGCGGCAGCCTGGCGGAAGCTCTGCCCGAGCAGACCGTCAGGCGCCGCGCCGCGGGACATCGGGGCGAGAGGGAAAATCATGGAGCACCGGTCGCGCGCGCTCATGGGCCGCTCTCGATCTCAGCGCGCGTGAACGTGGTCCCGTCGTCGCTCACGGTCGCTTTGTGATCCACGGTCGTGCCCGCGTCGTCATAGATGCTGAGCTCGGTGTCCGTCTGTTCGAGCTTGTTGCGCTGGAACTTGTAGCCGTAGCCGATCTTGGTTGCGATGCTTGCCGTTGCCGGAGGTGCTCCCTGTGCCGGCTCGGCGTAGGTGTCCGTTGCGAGCGCGTCGACGACCTCGGCGTTGACCTGGGCCGGGGTTGCGAGCAGAGCGTGCGCCGCGTCCATCTCTGCTTTGGTTGGAGGGGCGAACGCGGTGAGCGCATCCGCGGCCTCGGTCTGGAGCGCCGCCAGCGCCGTGACATTCCACGTCGCCGTACCGTCCGACTTCGGGACCTTGGCGAGCTCGGCTGCCGTCGCGAGTGCCCCGTCCGTGACCGCGGTATCGCATGCCGCGTTGACATCGGCGTCGGTCGGCAGTGCCGCGAGTTGCGTGTCGAGGTCTGCTCCCGCGAGCCCCACCGCTGTCCGTATCCCGGCTGCGTCGATGTCCGTGAAGCCCGTCACGCCTGTGCCTTTGGCAAGCGCGATGTTCGTGCCGGCCGTCAGGGTACGCGCTGCGGTGCCCCAAACCTTGTCAGCCTGGGCCTGCGGAAGCACCACGCCGTCCGTCCCGGTGTCGAGCAGGATCGCCGCAACGTCGCCCGCGATTTTCACGAGCCCGCTCGTCGCGTCGTCGATCACATCCGTGTCCGCTTCGATAGCCACGGTCTGAGCCTTGACCGCCGCGATGTCGGCACTGATGCTCGCGCCCACGGCCGCGCCGATCACGGTCGTGTCGGCCTCTATCGCTACCGTCTGCGCCTTGACCGCGATGATGTCCGCCGCGATGTCAGTCCCGGCCGCGTTCGTGATGACCGCTCCGACGATGTTCCCAGCCGTCTGCGCCGTCCCGCTCCCCGTAGGCCCGACTTTCACCGCGTTCGCGTCCACGAGCCCAGCCGCATCCACAACCACGGTCCGCCCGGCAGTCACAGGCCGCAGCGTGCACCCGATGGAGAAGGCACCGACCCAGACGTTCAGCGTCGCGGCGTCCACCGTGATGCCCTCAAGGCGCACCTGATAGCGCGACCCCGCGGCGTAGTAGCCCGCGTCGGTGTTGTCGCTCAGGTCGATGTGCACCATGTGGTTTCCGGTGATGCCGTCGAAGTCGATAGAGACCGTCACGCCGGCATCGCTCGCCCGCTGCGTGACTGACCCGTCCTTGTGGATCTCGATGTCCCCTACCGCGAGATCAGTGACCGTGACGCTCGCCGAGGGATCGTTGCTTGAGAAAGTATTGAAAGGGATGTGCACCGTTTCGGTGGTGTTGTAGTCGCCAAAGAACATTAGATTGGCCCCCCCATCGGTCCGACAAGCGGGCCTCCAAGCACGGACGTGGGCGATGCGGCACCACCGGCGGCGGCCTCGACCCCAGCTCGAATGTTGTATTTAACCGTAGACCCCGCTCCCTCACCGATTGGAGTAGGGAATCCCCCGGTGTAATCCGAACCTGAAATAGCCGCCATGTCGTCGGCGCTTCCGAACTCATACCCAGTTTTTACGTCGTTACTGTCCCGGCTCAGGCAAATTATGTAGTTGGTCCCACCAACAAGTTGAGGCGAGATTGGTGATTCCCCAATGTTCGTGAACGATGTATGGTCAATCCACGCAGCGGTGGTGCTGTCAACCAGAATCTCCGCAGACCCCTGCGCGATGAACGATCTGTCACTGGCAAGATATATTGCCACTCGACTATTCCCGGCTGTGGACCCTCCGGATTTCCCGTACATACCCAGAGATATCAAGTTCTGCGCGCCAGTACCCGGGCATGTGAACGTCAGGTTCTTGTTGAGTTGTGCTGTGGAATTCCCGTAGAAGCTGGCATACTCTGCCGTCAGCCCGAAATATGTCGCCACGGTTTCCTCTACGTCCCCGAATCCCGCAAGGCCGCCGTGGGCCACCAGGTCACCCCCAGCCCGAGCGCCTCCAGCAGCCCCGTCACCGCGCCCACCGCCCACGGCAGAACCTTGCCGACGATCTTTTTCCAGTTCATCTCTGCGCTCCTATCACCGGGGTCAACGAGAGCGTCCCGTTTGGATGCTCCTCCGCCATGATCCGTTCCGCTTCCTCGAACGTGACGACCTGGCCGTCTCGGGCTCGGCAGGGCTCGCACGACGTGGATATCTGCCCGTCAACAATCTCGATCATCGTGATGGTGTCGCTCGCCTTGTATGCCTCGATGCTCGCGTAGTTCTGCGCGTGCTTGGTCTCTGTGCGAGCAATCACCTCAGCGCGGATGTCCGGGCTCGACCAAGGCCCGCGCGCGATCGTGTCGCGGATGTCCAGGGCGAGCTCGGCAGGCCCATGTCCGAGCGACCGGCCCTCGGCGATCGCATCCATGAGGCTCTCGGTCGCCTGCTGGCTCATGTCCACGAGCCCGAGCCGACGCCCGCCCTCGCGTATCAGCGTCGCCTCGAGCGGCTCGGACAAGTTGAACCCCATGCCAAACGCGGTGTTGAGGCCCTCGAACGTGGAGACCGCCGTGCGAATGTAGTGCGGGCCGAAGTCGAAGCCCGTGAGGTCGAGCCGCTCCTGCACCTGCGAGACGAGCAACTGGACCTGGTCCGCCGTCAACTCCTTGAGACCCGCGGCCTTCGCGCCCGGGAACGTGTGCGCAAGCGCATCGCGCCAGAGCCCCGCGGCGTGCTCGCCGAGGATGCGGAACTGCGCCGACAGCTCGCCAGCGAATGTGCCGGTGAGCTTGCGGGCCTCCCGGAGCTGCCGGATCGCGTACGCCTGGCGCTCGCGGGAGCTGGCCTTGACCGGCATGTGTGCCTTGCCCTCTGCGGGCGGCTGCTCGTCGGCCACAGGTTCCGCAGGGGGCTCGTCCGATTCGACCTCACCCGCTTCCTGCTCCTCCGGGCTCCGGCCGGCAGGGACCACAATCGACGAGAACGACCGGAGGTATATCTCGTGCTCCGGCAGCACCTCATAGCGCATGTCGCGCCGGGCCTCGGCCACCGTGACCCACCCGCCGCGGACCATGGTGTCGAGGCGCATCGCGAGCCGGTTCTGATCCTCCTGGAGCACCCGCACGTCTGAGAGGTCGTACACGGTACGCGCCGTCGAATCCGTCTCGAAGTCCGGGAGAAGCTGGCGGTCAAGGTCCGACGCGATGAGCCGCTGGAGCGGGATGATGCAACTCTCGTACGCCATCTCCCGCATCTCGCTCATCGTGGCGCCGACCTTTGTCTGCGCAAGCCCTGAGCCGAAACCGACGACGGCCGCGGGAATGCCGAGCACGGCGCACACGCGCTCCTCGGGGATCTCGCGGAGCTTCGCGAGGTCGAGCTGCTGCGGGCTGAACCCGAACTGCTCGACCCTGGTCGGCCCGGTCATCACGAGCGGCTCGCCCCGGGACTCCCCTCCGAACGCCTTCTTGAAGTATTCCTTGGTGTCTTGCTTGTCCACTTCAGTGACGCTCGCGCCGGATTCCGCCGGGCTCACGACAAGCCCGGGCACCCCCGCGTTGCCGAGGATCGTGGCCGTGAACGCGGCGGCCTCGTCGTCAGTGAACACCTCGCGCAAGAGCGGAGTGAGCTGGCCAAGCCCGCACCGGATGTTGCGCGGGTCCAGGCCGTAGCGCAGATGGACAACGTCCTCGACCTCGACGCGAATCGGCAGACCAAGGGGGGAATACTCGTAGTGGGAGATGTAGGCCGACCCGTCGTCGGGGGCCTTCGGGCTCATCATCCACCACGGGGCGTACCAGAGCTCGATCGGGGCACGCGTGCGGTTGCGCACCTTGAGCCAGTAGCCGTCCCCCTTGAGCACCACGTCGATCAGCGTGGCCATCTGCATCACGTGCCCGGAGTAGTACGGATTGGGGTTGCGGATGAGCTCGGCCATGGGATGATCCGGCACGATCTCCCCGCGGCGCTCGACGCACAGCGGGGCCTCTGGGTACGTCCGGGCGATCCACATCACAGGCGCCACGATCACACTGGACGACATGCCGTCGCCCACGTCTCGGGAGTAGTCGCGGCCCGAGCGCGGAAGCAGCCGCCCCCACCACGCGCCTTGCCGGCCGAACACCATGCGCGAGAGCGCCTTGAGCACACCTGACGCGACGGATCGTAGACTCATGCTGGCCTCCATCGCGTCGTCAGATCGAGGTATGCGCAGAGGTAGCGCAGCGCGTCGCACCCGTGATCGTTGACCTTGACCGGCTGCTCTTTCAGGGGCTTGCCGTCCGGGGCCTTCGGCCAGGCGTAGCGGAGCAACTCTTCTTCGGTGCAGGTAGGGAGGTGCTTGGCCTCGAGGGACTTGTCTTTCTTGACGAGCGAACCGCGAAGGAGGAACAACCGCGGCTTGCCATCCCCGGCAATCCGCAACCGCTCTTCGACGGCCTGGACCCCGGGCGAGATGTCCTTCTTCGCAGGGATCGTTGGGACACCGTGCCGCTGCAGGGTCGCGCGGTCCTCGGCGTCGTGGTCGGCGACCGTGGTCTCGATCCGCCCGTCTTTGCTCAGGGCAAGGATTCGCTTGGCGTGATCCTCGCAGATGCGGCCGGACTCGTAGATCTCCCGGTACCGGTACGCCCGGCCGTCAGGGTCGACCGCCCACCACTGGCAAACGAAGGGGTTGGTGTAGCCGAAGTCCACAGAGCGCACGCGGCGCCACTCGGGCAGGATCGTAAAGTGGTCGATGAGGTGCACCGCGGGCTCGTAGCCGTCCCACACGAGGCCCTCGGCCGCGACCCACTTGCCGTCCCGCAGGCGGTCACGCCGGATCCCCGTGAGCCGGTCGAGCGTCGCGAGGTAGTCCACGGGGTTGGCCGGGTTGTCCT